CCATTCTCTAAGTCTTTTTGTCAGTCTAACTTACTTAGCTCAATAAGCTTTTTCAAATACCACTCTGCTTTTTTTAAGTCCTCCACACCATTCTTGTGCTTAAAGCGCCAGAGATATTTAAAGCACGAAAGGTGGCAAAAACTTTTTACAGCGTCTTCACCGCCCGCTGCCAACATCGCGTCGATGCACTCGATCTCACCCTGGTTGTAATGCGTGGGATGATCTACGAGATCAGTGGCGTTCAAGGACATGATCATGTCAGTAAGTGAACATAGTCTTGGTGTCAATGATACTTTGATTTTTAGGCAGCGCCGAAGAATATTTCGTGTCAAGGTGCTCGATCAAAGCAAAATCAGGAATTACGACAGTATCGTCTTCGCATTTGACAGGCACAGCTCGCCGATGTTCTTGCCACGGCTTTAAATCTTCAAAGGCAAGACCCATCGACGACCGATCGGCGATAGGCCAATTTCGTTTGCCTGTCTTTACATGACTGTGGACAGGGTTACAGCTCCAGCTATTTACATACTTAGTGGCGTCCTCTTGATCAAGAAGCATCATGCCTGAATATGGATTACCAAGAGTCGTAAATCCAAAAATATCTTTGTCAAAAGGTTTCGGGAGAAACTCTGATTTAAACGGGATGTCGCCCCAAACGTATTCTGTAACTCCACCCAAACGCCATTGGCGATAGTTATCGAAAGGAATCATCTTTGAACCCAGCCGCTCAAAGCGACAGAAACCAGGCTCTAAGTTTTGTTCTTTCAGGTCGTCCTTGTATTTATACCAGTAATCAAAGTGTTTTTTCGTGAACAACATATCATTTTCTGAATACATGTAAAAATCATGAGTACCCTTCAACACCCTTCTAATAAAAGAAGGTTTATGCGCCCAGCACAGATCATAGCCTTCGTACTGAGGACCAGCTGCCACAAAGCCCACACGGTTGAAACTCGTGTGAGAGGCGACGATCAGAGAAAACTCGTCAATGTCGTGGCGGTGGTTATGGTCGATATAAATATCAACTTCTTTCTCAAGGTCTAGGCTTTCGTATCCTTTGAGAACCTTGAGGGTAGTCTCAATCCGATTTAAAGGGTTGTGAGCGGTGATTGCGATGTAAATAGATTGCATTAGTACTCAACAGAAAAGTTACCGCGACGCTGAAGGAACGTCATGAGCCAGGTGTAAGCGTCTAAAAGATCATCATGAGAAGTTGCACCGACGTTAATCAGCTGATCAGCCAAGGCATCGAACTTGCGATACTTATTAAAGATGACTTTTTTATTTTCAAGCAGACCTAACGTTCCCCTAAAACGAGCGACTTTATCGCCTCGGAAGCCTTTCACCTCGTGGATGTGGAGGTTACCCAAACCTCGTTCGTTGAGTAAAACTCTTTTGAGGTCAGCTGCCAACGAAGCCTGATACGCGACAGCCTCAACTACGAGTGTCACAGTCGAATAGGTTGGAAAATACTGGTCTCCTTGAAGCTCAAGAATCCCCCATTCGACAAGCATGTCGCATAGAAGATCTATTTTTTCAAGGTTTCCAATAGAGCGCACCTGATGCGCGTCAATAATATAGAACTTATCCTTAAGACGACCCCCTAGTACAAAGGCTGTGTAGTCAGAAGTTTCGTTTTTACTAGCTGAAAGGTCGATGCCCACAGCGAGAGAATCAAACTCAGTCTCAACTTCTCCTTTAACAATCAGGTCTGGAGACAACACCAGATCTGAAGTCATCACTGGTTGTTGCTGGTACTGGAACGCAAAAGCGACAGGGTCCAGTTCTTTTTGTTGTCGCAAGTAATCGACAGACCACTGCTCAGGCCAGTAGCTGATCGCTTCACCGTTTTTGTCGTAGGTAAGAGCTTCCTGAGCTACCTGCTTCCACCCTTTCGACGGGGCGAACATCGTCTTGTGAATGTCGAGAGGATGGAATCGGGTTCCCAAACAAATAGAACGACCACCCTCAAACACAATCGGCGCGATAACCGAAGACCAGTTGTTATTCATCTCGTCCCGCACAGCAGGGTTTTTGATATCTGCGCTTGATTTGATCGGGTCATCAACGATGACAAGGTGAGCACGTTTTGAGGTGATACTTCCTCGAAGACCTGCTGCACGGAGGGTGAATTCTTCATCACCCACACGGTCGATACCTGCGTAATCGAAATCAATCGACCAACCGATATCGCTTTGCATACCAGACTTCAACTTGACCTTTGGGAAGATCTTCTTAAAGGCAGTTGAGTCGATAATCTGCTTGATAATTCGACTTTTAGGGATGGCAGTAGCGATGTTATAAGAACAATAGATAATCTGTAGAGGACGTTGTGCGGTTGTATGTCTACCAATAACCCAGGCGGTAAATAAATTAAGTACAGTCGACTTCGCAGAACCCCGTGGGCTCAGGATATCTAGGTTAGGTCCAGCAATGTCGAGTAGATATTTGTTACTCTCTCCCGTGATCAGCTCTTGGTGCCACTCCAACATGTGTCTGGCTGGAGGTTTATCTAGCACCGTACAAAAGGTCAAGAAGTCATCCTGTGCTCTAGAGAAAACACTATCAACCGCAGAGTTATCTGATTCAACAGCACGTTGCGCTTTTAAACGCAGGGCGCGACGATATGCAAACGTTTCTCTGCTAGGCACCCTTTAAAAGTGTTTGTATACTGTTATCGAAATTCTAACTGCAGATGGCGAAAATTCTTTGGTACGGAGACGCTATCTCTCACACTGGTTTTGCACGAGTGACACACAGTGTCATTGAGCATCTGAGTAAAGATAATGAGATTGTTTTATTTGCTATGAACTACAACGGAGATCCTCACGGACTTCCGTACAAGGTTTACCCAGCGGCAGCTCATAACCCCAACGATCGTTTTGGCATCGGTCGGATTCAATCAGTAGTCCAACATGAGAAGCCTGACATCGTCATCTGCCTCAACGACATTTGGATCGTCAATCAAGTTTGGGAGAGAATTCACCTCCTTAAGTCTCAGCACGACTTTAAGTTCATCGCTTACTTCCCTATTGATTCGGAGTGGTACACCAGTCCGATGTTGCGTTATGTCAAGGACTTTGATTTCTCAGTGACCTTTACCGTTGAACAAGCTTCGCGGTTGATGGCTCACGGAGTCAAGCCCAAGAAACTCGGTGTTATTCCCCACGGGTTGGATCAGAAAAAGTTTTATCAAATCGATCAGAACGAAGCCCGCAAACAACTGGGTCTTCCGCCGGACAAATTTATTGTCTTCAACGGTAACCGCAACCAACCCCGCAAAAATATCGATCAAACGATCAAAGCTTTTGCTGAGTTCGCAGGTAATAAAGACGATGTTCTTCTTTACCTCCACATGGGTGAAAAAGATCTTGGTTGGGCGGTCAAAGAGGTCTTCGAATCTGAGATGCGGCGAAGAGGGCAAGATCCAACGGCAAAACTTTGCCTCACGCCCCATATGAACTATATGCAAGCACCGTCTGATGAGAGACTGAATCTTATTTACAACGCTGTAGACGTTGGCATAAACACCGCCAACGGCGAAGGTTGGGGACTTGTCCCGTTTGAGCACGCGATGTGCAAGAAGCCTCAGATCGTTCCTAACCACACGTCGTGTAAAGACATTTGGAAAGGAAAGGGTCTTTTGATCGATGTGGCTGCCTGGATTACAGACAAAGATCTTGGTGTCGAAAGAGGCATCGTCAACTACAAGCACGCTGCTGAGTTGATTCAAGAACTCTATGAAGATAAAGAATATAGAGAATCAGTAGCAGAGCAGTGCTATGAAGTGACCCAAAACCCTTCGTACCGCTGGGACAAAATCGCTGAAGGATTCCAAAAAGCCGTGGAGGTGGTCAAATGAGCACTCAACTCACCCGCTACAGCACCGCACTCAAGTACGTACAACATCCTGTACAGGTTCGAGCCGGTGGACCGCCGACTGTTTACCAGCAAGCCGAAGAGATTGGAGGTAAGTTCACCAGGATTTTCTGGGGTTTGCCTGAAGGATCTATCGGGAACTTCAGTCCCTCGCTGATCAACCGAGACGGTCATCGTTTGATTTCTTGGCGTAGTCAACCAGAACCTTTCATTTTCCGACACGATCAAAAGTATTTCTACTACAACAACACTCCCACGGAGGTTTATGTAGGCGAACTAACCGCTGAAGACACTATTTCAGGTGCAAAGAAAATCCGCAGCACGCCTCACAGACTTAGCTACGAGGATGCGCGACTTTTCAACGGGCCTGATGGCGACCTCTATATTCAATTCATTACTAGCTCATACGCTAGTAAATGGGATGCATCAAAACACAAGATGATCAACGCGCCTAAGGTGTGCGTTGGTAAACTCGATGAATTCGGTCAAGCCCAAGATTGTATTTATCCACCCGCAGGACATAATCTGCAGCCTGGTAAAGCAGAAAAAAATTGGTGCTTCTTCACAGACGAAGACAAGCTTAGGCTTCTTTACTCAACAATGCCCTTGGTGATCAAGACTCCTGGGGAGCCTGACAAACAGATTGATTCGAGCTGTCTCAAAGCTGTGTGCGGAGAGCACCCGACTTTTAACTCCACGGCTCCGATCAAAATTGGAGACGAGTGGCTCGTGTTTTTCCACTGGAAATTCATGGCTTATGACCTACAACTTCAACGTGGCATTCTTTTCTACTCGCTGGGTATGTATACCCTCGATGAAAAAATGACCAAGATTACTCGTCGTTGTACTGAACCTCTTTTTGTCGGTTCAACTAATGATGACTTGATCTGGTGGACGGACGTCACTGGTAATCCTGTTTCCACACAACCTGCGTGTATTCTTCCGTTCAGTGCTGAGTATGTGGAAGAGGACGACACTATTGAACTGCCCTTAGGAGTCAACGACTCTTTCATGGGCTTGTTCAAGTGTCCTTTAGTCCATCTCCTCGGTCTCCTTCAAACTGTCTAAATAAGCAAGGACGAGATCCCTGAGTTCGTTATAACGAATAAACCAATCAGGGATCAAACCGAGGTGAGGAAGATACTCCCTATCGTATTCAGTGTCTTCAATAAACTGAAGTAACCTTTCTCGGTCGGTCAAGATTTCTCTTCTCGCTCGATCGTAGACCAAACAACTAAAGAAGCATCTTCAAGAAGGCTAGCCATAGCAGGTGAGTCTTCGAAGCTATTCATGAGCTCACGTAAACAACGATCCGCACCAGCAAGTAAAAGCCCACGGCGATCAATACCATCAGTGAGCTGTCTGACCGCCTGGATATGCGAGCGGAGTTCTTTTTGCAGGACGCTGATTTTCGTTGCTGCTGTGGCATGATCCAACATTCCTGTAAGAGTCATTTGCCGGACATTATCAATGTCCATTTTTAAGCTGTCGATCTCGATTAACAGGACCTTTCGTAAGTCTTGCTTGGGATATTTTTCTTGTAACCAGGCGGTGAGGTCGGCAATTGAGCCGCTATAACCAGGACGGAGAAAACGAGCATATAAGTAAGACTCAATGTCACTCGTGCTGTTCTTGACATAGTGCAAGAAAGCGTCCTTTTGTGTCTTGCCTAGTGTATCTAACCAAGCACCAACAGTATTAGTATCGGGTGCTTGTGTCGTAATCATGAGAAGAATCGTTGTCCAGCTAAGGCGATATTAACCGCATTAGAACGAAGATCCTTCGTTGCGGCAGTGTTTGCACGGATGCGAGCGATATCACTCTCAGTCCTAGCTTTATTCAGGGTCAAATTACCGACGATGTTTTGATCACCTAAAGCCAACTGACCTGCAATACGCTGAGCTCCTTGGGCAAGAGCACCCTGAGTTGTTGCACGAGTTGTTGCTAAAGTTCCCAGGTTTTTAGCAAACTGCTGGGCAATATTTCCCTTTGCAGTTTCCTGTAAAGCTCGGATGCCTAGGTTCGTCTGACCAAGACTTTTCGCGAGCTCATTGTCACCTTGGCGAGCTGCAGTAGCTGCCTGAGCTAGATACTGAGGACCAAGAAGGGAAACACCGAGTCGAGCCTTGCCAAGATCTTCTTGGAGACCAAGACCCATACCCAAAAGGGTCGCAACTTCACTGCCTTGAAGCTGAGTAGCAGTGGCCCCACGAGAAGCTGCGTCAGCAAGAGCTGTGGCTGAACCCTGTTGTAACGCTTGAGCTAAAAGTGCTTGACTGTAAGTACTGCTTTGGAGAGCAGCACCAAACTCAGAAGCGGCAAGCGAAAGCGGATTGTTCGCTGCTGCAGCTTGAGCCCCGTATCGAGCGTAGAAGTCCAGGGGGTTGGATTGGACGATTGTTGGGGTGCCTTGAGTACTTACCGCACCGCCTGACGATTTGCCGTCGTCCCCGCCGAGTGCGCTTCCCGCGGCGCTTCCCAAAGTGGCACCGATTTTTCCTCCAACAGGTCCACCAATCGCCGTGCCGATTGCTCCACCAGCAAACGGAAGAGCTTTCTCTGCTACATCGCCTAAGAAATCAAAAAATCCCATTACTTGAGCCTCCCAGTCTGAATTTGGGGACCTGAAACAGGACCAACAGCCTTATATAACGATGATAATCCACTCATCGGTGACATGAATCGTTCGACGAGTTCAGAATCAGGGCGGCTGGCTTTGTAAGCCACGAGCGTCAGGGCTCTTGCAACCTCGGCTTCGCGAATAGCATTTGCCTGATACCTTGCGATATTTTCATCAATTTGTTTCTTTTTGAAGGCGGTTTGAGCGCGTAAACGCTCCCGCTCCATATCAAACTTCTGGCGAAGAATGATTTCTTCTTTCCGAATCTCGAACTCTTGGCGACTGATTTTCCCGCTAAGAACTGCCTCGGTAAGATCTTTAATTTCCTTAGTAAGGTCTGCCGGGCTAGTCGACTCTACCGGGACAACCTTTGGATCACCCTGTGGTTGTGGTTGAGGAACATAAGGTTTATTGTCTGAGGCTGCAGGCATGTCTGAAGCTGCAGGCATGTCGCTAGGCTCATAACCCACTAAATCACCAACCTGATACGGTTGCCCCTGCATCGGTTGAGTCGTAGAAGCAGGCTGACGAGGAGCAGAAGTCTGAGAATAAGGTTGCGTAGTAATAGGAACCGGCTCTGGCTCGTCCGGAGCGATCTGAATAGTGATCCTTTCAGAAGGATCTAACTTGATATTGGGAATACCAGAGTCCTGAAGGACTTGGCGCATATAAGGAGGGAGAGCGTTAGGATCGACAGCCATTTTTAAATACCTCAGTACTGATAAGGTTGAGTAGTTTGGTCAGCAGCCGCTGGACCTGAAGGAACTTGCCTGGATTGTCCGTAAAGCTGTTGAAGCAAATCTATGGCTCTACGTTGCGTTTCAGCTGTTTGCTTCTCCCTTTCGACTGCAACATCTTTTTCAGCTTCCTGAGCAGTCTGTGCTCGCTCCCTTTGAGCCCCTGTTTCCAGAGCATTATCGCGCAACGCCTGAGCTTCTCTCAGTTTTGCGTCGACATCAATAGGCATCAAGTTTTCAGGGGGCACATAGTCACCTTCTTGCATAGTCACCGTATGCAGGAATCCTTGAAGATTCCGCAGGACGCCTCGATTGTAATTTTCTTGATCTAAATATTCTCTCATCGCCATCTCTTCGGGCAAAGTCTGTGTGTATCTACCTTTAGCTACTGGTGCCGGAGCCGAAGCTTCAGGGCGCTCTCCAGAAAGACGTTGAAGACCAAGTAATGTTCCCGCACCAACAGCACCAGAGGTCAACTCACGACGTAAACCTCCGGGTTTACCCATGATCCTCTCGCTAATAGACGGAGAATCTTGGATCCCTTGGAGAATACGTTGCAGCTCGGCAGGATCTGCTTTCTTTTTAATAACTCCTGCCTTTTGGAGTTGTTGTAATAATTCTCGTGCGGCTTTTGACATCAGCTTCCTGCAGGGTTATCGAAAGAAGTGCCGCTAAGTGGCTTTTTCATCTCTAATTTTAATCCTTTATCGTCAGCCATCATCGGAAGTTGCGAAGCCTTTTGATCAGGAGAAGGCATCGCTGCAGTTTGAGGGAAGTTAGAAGCTAAATATCGACGCATAAAATCCACAGGATTTTGCATCGGGGCTTCTAATTTGACGTCCCTTTCTTCTAATTGTTTCTTCGTCTGGTTCATCAGCTCAGTTGTTGAAACTGGACAGAGGGAGGGATTGAATTCGAGGCGGGTGCATTCAGCATCGAGTAACCAGATGCTTCAGAAGGAGTGTCGTACTCGGCAGGACGCTGAGAAGACAGCTCTTCCATGTGCATATTTGCCTCATTATCCATCTCATCCAGCATCATCAACATCTCCATAACCAGCTCAGGGTTCTGGCAGACTTGCCTAAGCAGCTCCATAAGGTAAGCATCGCGAGAAGGTTGCTCAGGCTCAGTCCGAAGACGAGAAGCAATCTCAGCTTTGACCCTCGGATACTGCGTATCGGGGTAATTATTCAGGGAACGTGTGGCTCCCGTATACATTTCCTCGGAGTAATCAGGTGACGGCGGACGCATCACCATGAAATCACGAAGGACCCGAGAAACCATGGGTGCCATTGCTGCCTGCTCTGCAGCGGTGGTCGGCATAGGCTGACCAAGAATACGAGCAGCTAACGCATAATCAGCCTGAGAAAACACCAGAACCTACTGCAACAGTTAATTCCATTGTACTCTTTATTCCTAAAACGTCGCCAGGCGTGACATTGAGAGTCAAGCAAATCTTCTCAAGAACATCTGGCGACGGTATATAACGAGAATCAGCACATATTTTTCTTGTCGTTGTCGGCGACAGAGAAGCAAGTTTACTCAGAGCAAAAGAAGAAAGATCCTTTTGATCGAGTAATTCTTGAAGGTTATTGTTTAAATAACCGCTTGCTGTATACGCCGAATAAAAAGGCATCAACCGAACTTGAATCCTTCCGAAATGTTGACCAATCCAGTTCCACTGAAGTGACCAAAAGAGGTGAGATCGACTTTAGGAGAGTCGATTGTGCGCCAGGAAACCATTTCACTTGGGAAGCGAATGTCGTCCAGAAGCAGCCACCGAGGTTTCTTCGGAAAGTCTAGTGTGGATAAAAGGGTGTAGAACTTGCGCTCGAAGACGCCGTCCTTAGGTCCATCACACATAATGAAGTCCGCCTCACAGAGTAACTTTGCAAACGATGCAAAAGTTTGCGGTTCTTGGAGGTCTTTGACTTCTTGAGTTAAACGACCTGATGCAAAGTCTTCTTCGGTCAGATAAGTCGTCTCGTAGTCACGCCAAGGAGCAACATCGAAAGTGACGACCTTATCTGTGTCAGGCGAGTAATCAAGCATTACCCGAGCAGAAGTTCCGTAGTGCGTTCCGATATCGACGATAGAAAGGGGTCCGCTAGAACGATCGAGGTTAAAGATAAGACCAGCCAGAATACGATAGTGATCACCAGGAAAAGCGTTGGCAAAAGGATTGCTGCAATCAATCCTGCACTTCGCAGCAGTCTGCACAGCTTTACTGACATAATCCCAATCTGCAAAATTTTGAGCCGCAGGATCGTCATCGACAGACCAGCAAGCGCTCTCAATGGGGTGGCGTACTCCTTTCATGTTCAAAAACCGAGGTGTTTGCGGCGGACGAAATCTAGGTCATACGTTGTGAAACTCACAGGCATGTCATCCAAATTGAACGGTGTCTTATAAGTTTCACCTTCTATGTGAGACTGCCACGCTTCGCTCCACTTCATATGAAGATACCTTTTGTTCATCTCATGCGCTAAATGCACACCCTGAGCTATAGCGGGTTCTGAGCGCCAGGTCTGACTACCGTCGGAATAATCGTCTTTCTTCGTCCCGTGGTAGTAACCGTGATCTAGAGATAAGACACGTTTGACATCGTCGTGAATGAACCGCATCCCGTAGTCCATATCTTCGCAGTAGCCGGGGTACAGATTTTCATCAAAGAGACCGTATCTCTGTACCATCCAATCCTTCAACAGGAAGATATCCCAGCCACCGCCTTTACCGTGTACTACGCCGGTCTCAGGATCTTGTGCTTTTTCGTTCATTTCCTGGAGAAAACCAGGCTCGTACATCACATCGTGATTAGAGATGATCCAGTACGGTGCTTTCATGAAGGACTTGATGATCAAGTTCCAAGCACCACTGCAACCTAAGTTCGAAGGCATGTGGACGACATGCACCTTTTTCACGAACCTGTGAGGAGCGGCAGCCAAAAGGTCAAGCTCACGGCTGATTTGACCTCTACCGTTGTTATTGAATACTACGAAGTTATCTACAGGATAATCAATGCTATAGAACAACCTCCAAACCCAGTGAGGGCAGTTGACGATTGCTGTTCCTAATACAGGAATAGAGTCCAAAACTACTATTCAACTGTCACCATACTAACATTAATTTTGTGACTGACAGTATTTAGTTAACTTCCCTCTGGTTCTGCAAATACCTTTGGAACGCGCCCCGGCGTGGCTTAAAGGATCTATCAGGTTTTTCTTTTCGTAGTTCTTTTCGATTACGACGACTGTCGTTTACATAAATTTTGTTCCCCGCTTCGTTGAGGTAATACTTACCCCCACGTTCTCCTTGGTACAGCTGCTTACCAAACCAAAGCTCTTCTGTAAGTTTGTCTTTGCTACTCATTTGTCTTTTAGGTAAGAAGAGCAGTCGCTAGCTTCCGGAGTTCCGCACTCAGGAATATCAAGAGAACAGGTCCCAGAAGATTTCGTGTAAAAACCGCAAGAAAGGCACTGATACCCAAAATCTTGTTGGTAAGAAACTTCTTGGACTTGCTGTGCTGTGCCAGAAATAAAAACTTTACTCAGCGTCGCAAAATGTTTTTGGAGCTGCACGAATTCTTCGTAGCTTTCTTGGCTCAATTCATAGTATGTATCGCGATGTCCGCAGACGTCACATTTATACCGTCTTCTACGAACGTTCTTTAAGTTTCGAGTTTCGATCACACGAAAGCTTTTTTCGCCGCAGCTGGTGCAGTTTCTTAATTGCTGGTAAGCAGTGATACCTCGTAACTGATCTTCACTGTGTTTTTTGAGTTGGGCAGCCATGTGATCTCCATATAAAAAGGTGCCCGAGGCGAGACTTGAACTCGCACGACCCTTTCAAGTCAGCGGATTTTAAGTCCGATCCGTCTACCGATTCCGGCACTCGGGCGATGTGCAAACTATAAGACCGATTCAAGTAATCTCAGTCGACACTGTTAGCATATTGATGCTTTCCTTCAAAAATCATGCCAGCAGCGTCATTCAAAGAGTTAATGGGGCAACTTAAGGAAGATACCAACGTTCAAGTGGCAGCTCCTGACCAGAAAAAACTGGATGATCGCTATAACCTGACAGAAGGATGGTATAACGCTTTGGTACAGAGTGATTATGTGATGCGTCACAATGAATCACCTCACACAATCGATCTTGACCCCGCTGAAAAACGTCAGATCGTCGAAATTGGCGTTTACGAAGGCGCCTCCAGCTGTTTTTGGTCTGACTTTTACCTAGATCACGAAGAATCAAGCTTGATCTCGATTGACCCCTTCACGGGCAGCGAAGAACACCTCAAAAATCCCGAAAATTACGCTGGTTTGTCTCGTCTAGAGCGAACTGCACGTGAAAATATCGCAAAATCTAAAAACTGCGGCAAAGTTGAGGTCATTAAAGGACTTTCACAGCATGTTTTTGCTGATTTGGACGCTCGTTTTGGTAGCGAGCCTTGGATTGACGTCCTTTATATCGATGGAGCCCACGACTCAGTGTCTGTGGCAAGAGATGTCGTGCTCTACGTCCCTATGGTCAAGCCAGGTGGAGTTGTTTTCTTCGATGATTACGCTCATCCAGACGTTCGCCGTGCTGTAGACATGTCCTTGAACGCTTTCGCTAAGTTTGAATTTGCGTTATTCACGGGGCAACAGCTCGTCGGACGCATTTCTGAGGTCAGTAACATCCACGCATGACAGTTCATGACCTAGGACTAATGGTCCTTTTGATGGCTCCCGCAATGATGATGTCCGTTATTCTTCTCTGGACATTCGCAGCCGGGGGCTAGATAAAGCAAAGCTCCGGGTACGGTTGCGTAGCGCCCC